AAAAAAAAAAAACCAACGATCTAACGATCATAACAACCTAACGACCAAAAAAAAAACCAACGATCATAACAACCTAACGTCCAAAAAAAAACCAACGACCTAACGTTCTGGTGTTCTAACAACCTTAACGATCTAACAACCAAAAAAACCAACGATCTAACAACCAAAAAAACCAACGATCTAACGTCCAAACAACCAAACGATCTAACAACCAAAAAAAAAAACCCCCCCTAACGTTTTGACGTATCGACGATCTAACAACCTAACGTTCTAACAACCAAACAACCATACGATCATAACGATCTAACGTTTTGACGTTCTGGTGTTCTGGTGTTCTAATTACCTTAACGATCTAACGATCTAACGTTCTAGTTACCTTAACGATCTAACAACCTAACGATCTAACAATCTAACGTTCTAGTTACCTTAACGTTCTAACGTCCAAACAACCTAACGATCTAACGTCCAAACAACCATTCGATCATAACGATCTAACGATCTAACGATCTAACGATCTAACGATCTAACGATCTAACGATCTAACGATCTAACGTTTTGACGTTTTGACGTTTTGACGTTCTGGTGTTCAGAAAAAATTCCCAACTAATCTGAAAAATCGTGATGACTGGGAAGCCCCTCTTTTTTTAGCAATAAAATGGTAATAGAAAATTAAAATGAATGATTTGTTTGTAAAGGGGTGTATAAATTAAAGAAGGAGGAAATTAAAATGTATGGGTTGTTAAGAAGTGTGGTTATGGTTGTGGTGGTGTTGGGGTGGTTGTGGTGGGAATTAGGATGGGTGTTTGATGAAGTAATGAAGTTGAGTGAATTGTTAATAAGGTAAAAATGTATGGGTGGGTGGGTGGGTAATAAAGGAGGTAAAAATGAACGATTATGATTTTGGTTGGGTAAAGAAGGTTTATACCAAGAAGGTGGACCCGGTTCCGTCGGGGTGGTGTTTTAAGACGATGGCGGCAGAGTTAGAGTTAGATCGGGCAAAATGGGCGCATCCAAAGTTTCCGGAATCTAATAACTCTATCGTCACCGAAGCGGGGTGGCGGGAAGTAGGCCGTTTCCGTGCTGAGAGGTGGTAGGTTAAGAAACGTGGCCTTTTTATATCAACTAAAGGAGAAGAAAGATGGAAAAGAAACTGTGGGAGGCGAAGAAGTTTTATCGCGAGGAGTTCCAAGACAAGGCGGGTAACAAAGCCTTATTACCCCTAGTGATGGAAGATTACAAGAGGTTCCCGTTCCTGAAGGAGCGGGGCTATGAAGCCATCGAGGTCGTCCGCGTGGGACCCAAAGCCCTTAAAGTGAAATTCATCTAACAACTAACAACCAATTGGGGGCGAAGTTGAGGCCCCCTTAACCAGAAGGAGGTGATGTAGTCTATGATACTAACTTAAAGGGTGGTTGGAATTTCTCAAAAAGGAGGAGAAACATGAGCTGTGAAAGTTGCAGGTTTAATGATCGTGAGACCTGCTTAATGCAGGTCAACATTAACGTAATCTACGAAGAGGGCAGTCAAAAGGCTGACTGCCCTTACTGGCAAAGTAAGCATTTTTATAAGGGGCTGCTGTCCTTCGGGGTAGCAGCCCCTGGTTGTTTAATTACACAGAAGGAGAGGAAAGATGGAAAAGAAACTTGAGGTTGTATCGAAGGATTCATTTAAGTTTCGGTGTCGGCTAGTTCATGCATGCGGTACTAACATTTGGAAGAACATTCAGTTTGAGATAGACTACGCTAACAAACTGAAGGAGGAAAAGAAAATTGACCGGCCGTGAACTGCAAAAGGCAAAGGAGAAAATTTATGTTGAAGTATGCGTAGTTTAATAATAATGGAAAGGAGGTGAATCCTAGATGGGACTAATACAAAGCATCTGGGAGGCGTGTAAAGATGGGCGGACCTTGGAACTTCATAAAGGGAAAACCCCGGTTGAGAGATAAACATGCAAGCGCTCCCGTATAAGGGATAGGCTAATGGGAGCGCCATGGATGAAGTAGTAATGGATGAAGTATGCGTTGTTTTGTAATAATAATTGAAAGGAGGTGATGCAGAATGTCTTAAATAACTTATGTCAAGAAGGATTAAAAATCTCAAAAAAGGAGGTGGCGTAAAATGGATGACTTCCTCACCCAGTTGATGGCATTCGCTCAGGAGAACGCCGTCGAGGCTGAAGAGGAATTCAAAAGCTACCAGTCGCGTAACTACAAGGCTGGTATCTATGAGACGAAAATCGAACTGAACATTAACCTCCCCGGGGCAACCTGGGAAGAGGAGATGCACCGTGTGCAGGAGCGTCGTGGACTGTACGCGGTCACTGAGGATGGCGGCAAGAACTTTGAAAGCCGCTATCCTAAAACGTTGAGCGAGTACATGTCGTTTCTAACCGCCATGTGCTCGCAGAATCAATTGGGACCGTTCGAGCAGCTATGCGTAGCTGTGCGGTTTTGGGATCCCGAATATAAGTTCACGGAGATCACCGTGTATGAAGACGGGATCCCAAAACGAATGAAGGTTGGATCGTATACCAAGTGGATTAAGTGGGGGAAGGATGAAGAATTTGAGATTACCTTTTCCCCATTTAATCCAATTCGGTTTCTTTACTTCCAACCCAGAAATAAGGGTTTCCGTGCCCTTATTGATAGGTGGAAGAATGTCGAGAAAGGCGGGCTGGAAGAACTCCTCCGACGTGCGGCGGAGGAGGTCTTTGAAAGAAAGTAAAACTAAAAGGGTGGGTGGGTGGGAATTAAAAGGAGGTAAAAAATGAGTGAAAATGGCGGTAAAGGCAAAGGCGTGGACATGAGCTTTTTAGCCGCAGTGCAGGAAGCTCCGGTAGGTCGGCGTGGTGGTGATGCTACTTCTGAGCGCGGCAAGGTTCGGGAGTTCTTTGTAGCTAACGTGTTGGATCCGATGATCGCGTCGCAGAAAACGGATCATCCGATCCGGATGGTGGAACTCACCGATGTGATCTTTCGGATGCGGAGCATGGCATTCGATAAGGATGGTAAGACCACCATCTACATCGCTCTCGACCAGAAGTTGCAACCGGGACAGAAATGGCGCTTCCTGCCAAATGTGACTCCATGGGATGAACGTTACCGTGGGATCAGGAACTACCTGACGGGGATCTTAAAGACCCGGAAAGAGTTTACACTAGAGAAGCACCCCTCTAAGAAACACGGAGGGAAGGTGCTGACGTTCATCGTCTTCAAGCAGGCTAAGGCGGTGAAGGCTTAAACAATCTAACGCTCCTTAAATGGAGAGGGTGGGTGGGTGGGAATTAAAAGGAGGTAAAAAATGATTTACCTGACGACGACTTTTTCCCCGGCAATGCTGGGGAAAGTTGAAGCTACGGTCAAGGAAATTTCTCTTGACCAAGTGAAAGAAGGGCTGGAGGTTTTGAACTGGACATCTGCGGTTGGGCACGAAGCAACCGCAGAAGTTCTCTCAGTCATTTTAAACCGAAAGGTGGAGTTCAACAGGGCCAATCTGACCCTAGAAGCCGGTGACAGGATCTTTTGTGTCATTCCAAATTTCCGGGCCAATGTGGCTCGGGAATTTTCCAGGGAAGAAGTAGAAGCAGCGGGGTATCGCTGCTTCTTAATTTTGACCCGGAGAGTGTAGGCAGACGTCGGTTTCAAACAGATCTAAAAACTAAAAAAGGGAGGCAGGGTGGGAAGGCGGGTAAAAGAAAGGAGGTGCAAAATGAGTGAAGTCTTCGTTGGCAAGTAGCGTTGTATACGTTACTATGGTGGGGAAGCCGTTTGAACTACCGTGGCTTCAATCCTACGAAAGGCACCTTCGCTGGTAAGAAGATTGTCTTCGTCTGGCAAGAACCTATTAAAAAAAGTTTAAAGTTTAAAGGAGGCTTAATATGAATAGAAAATCTGGTGCTCGTCAACAATTGGAGTGGCCTCTGGAGGTTCGTTACATTTACGAGATGAGACAGTTCGGCATGGACCAGCACGCGGTTCTTGAACTCCTGCAGGATGAGTTTCCGGAAATGTCGTTATCGGAGATCAAGCGTCAAATCAAGCCGTTCCGGAAACTAGCGGAGAAGTGGTACTCCGTGGGCGACAAAATCGTCCACGGTATTATCCGCGGCTGGATTATGGCAGCGATGGAGAAGTAGCCTTTTAAGAAGGAGGTGGTGTAAACTAATGTTACGGGTTAGTAACCCAGATTCGTTTTGGGTGCTGATTGTGCTCCTGTGGATTATGATCTTTGTGATCCGCGGAGTCAAGAAGCTGTCGAGAGGTAAGTATATCGCTTAACTTTAACTAGGGGAGCTTCGGCTCCCCAAAGGAGGGAGGAATCATGACTAAAGGAATAGACATTGAAGTGAAGCACATTAAAGCGACATCCAGTTTAACAGTGTGTTTCACCTATGAAGCGTTTGCTCAAATGTTGGGTTACGCTTCGATGGCTGAGTTGTTGGAAGCTCATGGTTCCATTGATGTTGCCATTGGTTATTGGATAGACAAGTGGCAGGACATGGGCTTGCGGGCGAGAATGGAGGTGTAGTATGACTGAAGTCCTTGATGAACTAATCACTAAGTTGAGGGGTGAAGTTGAGGAATTGAAACGCCATGCAGAAGGCTACATCGATGGCGTTATTTCCGCCAAAGAGTACTATCTTAAGACCTTAACGACTGTAGATGAAATAACAGTCGTCTTACAGGAATTGGCCGACTTGGCGATGGATGCGGCTAAGAAGTAATCCTTTAACTGCTCCTTAAATGGAGCGGGCGGGTGGGTGGGAAATAAGGAGGATCTAAATGAACGATCTGGAAGTAGAGGTTTTTGGTAAGGTTGTTTTCACAGAGGATGGGGGTGTAATAATCCCCGTTGATCCTCGCAGCTTTATACGGATCCAACGGAAGTTTCCTCGGTATTACGAACAGACAGGCCCTGAGGCCTGTCCTACACTCCACCACGGCAAGATCTGCGTGGTGTTAAAGAGTGAGTGATCGCATGAAGTCTCTAACGCCTCTTAAATGAGGAGGGTGGGTGGGTGGGAAGTAAGGAGGAGTTTTGAAAGTTGCAAAGAAGTTGAAACCCATTGTGAAGTGTGAAACGTTTGAGCAGCTGGTGGCGGCTGATGAGGAACTCGCTGAACTCTTCAAACAGAGGTATCAGTTGGAAGTTAAAATCAAAGAAGTCGAGCAGAGGAGGCAGAATATCATACTTCGGGGGTTGCCCCAACCGATTTGGGGTTGGGGGACGAAAGTCTACATTGCGGATGGGCGCGAGGTTTTCGGTCCTGAAGAAGGGACTGAAGTTGTCCGCGTTAATAAGGTCATCTTAAACTACGATGACCTTATTGACGTCTACGATTTGGCGGGTGTCCGCATCGAGAACGTTGATGATCATAATAAGGGGATGAACTACTACCGAAAGAACCAGGTGCTGTTGAAGTTCGGTGGTGGTACAGCCTGGCTGTTTGCTGCAGGTCCACATCCCATCGTAACAGATGAAGAATGGTTCTCAATAAAGCGTGGAGTTATTCCGTCTCGCTTAGTGAAGTAACCCTTACTTATAAGGAGGATCTGTTATGGCGAAAGATTCAATTCCAGATGGCGTGGTAGAAGTTCGGTGCGTGAATTACTTCATCCAGAAGTAAACCATTAACTGCTCCTTAATGGAGAGGGTGGGAAGGTGGGAATGGAGGTGTAGTATGAGTGAAGAGTGTATTGGCGCCATGTGGAGGAAGATGGTGGGAGTGGCTCCAAACCCCGACGATGTCGTTGTCCACGAAATTTGTGGACACGGCAGAGTGGTTGGAAGTATTCATCCATATGACCAGGTTGCAAAACCTTCTACGATTTTCAGGATGCCGGCCACGTTCACCCCTCCGAAGGGGATGAGGCTGGTTGGCCTCACCATAGGTCATACCAGCTATGACTGGACAGAAGAGGACCCGAATGCATGAAGCTAAGGTCTAAATCTAACGCTCCTTAAATGGAGAGGGTGGGTGGGAAGGGAGGATCTAAATGAACGATCTTAAAGTGAAGGTTTCTGTCTTTATCGTCTTTATCGTTTTATACTTTATCCTTTTTACTGACTTTACTTCAGTAACCGTTACTGAAGTTACTGACGGTGACTCGGTTACAGTTAATTACAGTGAGAAGGTAAGGCTGGGACATATTGATGCCCCAGAATGGAATCAACCATATGGAAAGGAAGCGAGCGAGCGTGTAAAGGAACTTGCCCTTAATAAGAGGGTAAAAATCAAGCGCTCAGGTAAGGATAAATACGGTCGTACGCTCGCTGAGATATATCTGGCGGATGGTTCGAATCTAAATCATAGGCTAGTTCAGGAGGGACTAGCTTGGCATTACAGGCAGTTCAGCAACAATAGGTTTTATCAACAGCTCGAGTTTGAGGCTCGAGCGAAACGCAGGGGGCTATGGAAAGATACTAATCCGACCGCCCCCTGGAATTGGAGGAGAGGTATGAGATGAAATGAAAGTGATCGGGATCCTATTAACATGAACATTAAAAGGAGGTGTAGTATGAAACTGGTTGGAAGTCTGGTGGTTCTTTATCCGGGAGTGTACGATGCGAATGAGAACTGGATGACGGTTATCATTCCAGCGTACATGGGACAGGTTGAGATTGGAGTTCAAATCAACTACGTTCATATCGAGAGGGCGCTGTCGGGCCTCAAGGATGAATCGGATGTGTTCGCTTTCTTGAATGCCTACAAGCCGTGGGCATACGTTAACTATGAGTGCTGGGCATGAGATGAAACGACCCCGCCTGGAAAGTAACTTACGAGTATAAACCAATCTAGGGGAGGAGTACATGGTTAAGTTGATTCATCCTTCACGTAACTTGGGTTGCTTGGCTGCGGTGTGTGTACGTTGAAGAATAACATGAACATTAAGATGCGAAAGGAGGTAGTGTTATGATGATCGAAACGATCGAGTTGGGAAGATCCGCGTTAAGCGGGTCTGGGATCAGTTGGTTCGCAGAACTCTCCATTACCGACGGAGAGTTCCAGTCTATCTGCACTCGGTCTTTTAGGGGCTTTGGTGCAAAAAGTCCCTGTCATTACATGGTTTATTACCCTCAAATGCCGCTATTATGCCTCACGCGGTTCAAGGGTAAGGTGTCTCATGGACATTACATTAATCCAGAAACGGGGGTTCAAACTCAATACACGTATAGCAAACAGGATTGATGCAGTTCAAGAAAATCTATTATCGCTCTTGGTAAGGAGGTGATAACTTACTTTGTGGATCAACACTAGTGGAGTGAATCCGTCCAGCTTCTGGATCACAATCATTCTGATCTGGATTGCGATCGGAGTGATTCGTGGTGTGAAGAAGCTTCGTAAGTAGTTTAACCTTTTACAGGGGATCGAAAGATCCCCTTTCTTTTAATGTGATGTAAGGAGTGAGTGCACTGCACATTTAACGGTTAACCCTTGCAGTACCCAACTAACAAACCTAAAGGTTTGAATTTAGCCCCGTGGTGCCACGGGGTAATTACGTAAGCCCCGTCACCGCACAAATTCATTCCGATGTACATAGGCGCCAAAAACTGATTGCCACGAACTTATGTCATGAGTAATTGAACTCAGCCCGGGTAGTGCAACGATGTAAACCAATCACTTTGTTGATACCCAACTAACCTCCCACCCTGTGTCAACTCCTAAGCTCAAGATAACTTAATGAGCCTCTTAAACCAACTAATCCTTGAGCCCTGAAAAAACTTAATGAGCCTCTTAAACCAACTAATCCTTGGAGTCTTGAAAAAACTTCGTTGAATATTTCCATTTGCCCCAGTTAAAATAAAATAAAAAATTGATGCCAAATAATAAATCCCCTAAAGATCAGGAGAGGTGTTCGGGGGAAGCGGATGCTCCAAAAAGAAAATAAGAGCCCCATAAATTTTCCCCCTTTTAAAATGCACTATGTACCAGGTATAATATTTTTTAAATAAATAAATAAAATTCCACAATTAATTAACCCAGGCAGGACCCGCTCATTAGAGCGGTAACATAAATAACCCCCAAACAATAGGAGGTACCAAACAATGTCTAAAGAAACCAAAACCGAAACTGAAGCGAAGAATGTTGCGTCCGATCTGTCCGCTCTTATGGCGGAAGCATCTCATCAGGGTCGCACGGTTTTAGGCGGGGGGATCATGGGTAAGTTCAAAGACCGCCTGATTTCCGTTCTCACAGAAGCGGTCAACGAGGCCAAGCAGACCGGCGAAGAAGTCAAACCGCTCCCCGCGGGCGCCGTGGTTCGTTTCTTCCTCAAACGGACCGATATTTTTGAAACCTTAAACAAGGACGATAGGTACAATCGGGCTTACAGATACCTCATACAAGCCAAGAAAACCATCAACCGGATCGGGTGGGACATTGATAAGGTAGGAAAGACTTCCTACCTGATCTACACCGGCAAGATAGTTTAACTCACTAAATACCGGAACGGGAGTTAGTACGATCCCGTTCCGGTATTTTTTTGCTCATATCGTATCCACAAAGCCAGGATATCAATTAAGTTCCCCCGACCTTCGTCCTCTAGCACTCTTATTTCAAACGAACAAGAAAGGAAACGACCGCGGTAAAGAAAACGTATTTACTGCGGTATAGAAAACGTTACAGGTGGGTGTCTGGATGGACCGCCCAAAATCAAAATATCAAATCCCGTTTTCGAAAATCCATGAAGGAGGCAATATTTAATGAAACGGTAACGTCCAGCATGGGCAGTTCTTGCACAGGAGGATACATTTATTAAGTTCACTCAATAAAGCTTTTTTGGGAAGGTGCTTACACTTACTAAACGTAAATTCTTTAGAGGTAGGATCTTTACGATAACCACAGACCTGACAACGTCCGCCAAGAAGTTCAACTACCCAAGCCTTCGTCACGTTTTGTTTGGAGCGACAACGCTTACAAAGCAATTCAGAAAACCCCTTCTTCTTAATACGGAGATAACTAAAAGGCTTATAACAACGAATACATATAGCATACTTAGTAAATACGATCAGTATCAAAAAGGATTCTTTAATAGATCTACCTTTACCATAAGGCTTACACGTAAAACAATATTTTCTTCCAGTAATGTTTATTCGTTTTCCAGCAGAGTTAATAATAAAGGAAGGAATGATGGCGGAACACTAAAAGAAATTGGCAGAGTGTCCGTGGAGCTATACCCCCTATTGAACAATATACAATCACGGAAGCAGCACGCACGGGTTGGGATACTCTCTAAAAAATTAGCTCACCAAAATTTAACTGGGTAAGGTGAATCATGAAATACTTATTATAAAGTGAATACTGAATCATGAAATACTCTCTAAAAAATTAGCTCACCAAAATTTAACTGGGTAAGGTGAATCATGAAATACTCTCTAAAAAATTAGCTCACCAAAATTTAACTGGGTAAGGTGAATCATGAAATACTCTTTAAAAAATTAACACACCAAAAATTAACTGGGTAAGGTGAATCACGAAATGCTCTTTAAAAAATTAATTGGGGAATTTGAATCACGAAATGCTCACCAAAAATTAATTGGGGAATTTGAATCATGAAATTCAAACGTCTACAAAAAATGCGGCCACCAAAAATTTGGTACCCCAATTCACCTGGGTGAAATTCAATGCTCCTGGGAAGGTATATCTAATGGTTATCAATTCTTGGTACTCAGTAAGTGAATGAAACTTAGACCTATTATTTTCTCCCTTTAAAATGTCATCTTTAACCAATTAAAATATTATTAACAATTAAGCATAAGGAATACTTGATGGTCACTAGATCGATCATCACTATCTTCGGTGTGATAAAGTACTTTATCACACCAAAAGGGGTGAGCAATGGATATTAGTAGGCTACCAAATGAAAGTGGTATTTATAGGATCACATGCTCGGTAACTAGAACTGTGTACATTGGTAAGGCCGAAGATATTCGAATTCGTATCTCCAACCACAAGTCATTACTTAGAAAAGGTAAACATCCAAACAAGTACTTACAGAATGATTGGAACTTATATGGTGCCACTTGCTTCACGGTAAGGGTACTAAAGAAGGTGCAACGGAATATCGAGCAAGTGGAAAAGAAGGTCTTACTTAGCTACCTAGACGATGGCACCAAGTTGTACAACATCGTTGACTTAGCTCCAACATCTCTATACTAAAGGGAGGAACGGAGTATGAAGTTCAATAAGAAAGCTGTGAAAGAAATAACGTTGGAGGGTGGTGAAATGGCTGCGGAGATGGAGGAAGCTAAGTGGCCTTCGTAAAGCGAGTATCCGTAGAGCGCTTCGAAGTCGTTATGGTGTAGGCTCCTATTAGCTATACGAGCCTTCATGGGTTTCGTACTCCTGGATTTTACAATATTGGGTCTCGGTTAATCGAGAAAGGTGAACAGATGCCGAATGATAAGTTTACCTGGAAGGCCTGGTACATGCCCGACTTTTAAAGGAGGTAATATGAGAGACAGAAACCTTTTTGAGGATGGTTATAAGTCATTAGCTGATCAGTTAAGGTATGGTCGACCAAGGAAACGGTTAACCGAGTTCTTTGGGTCCTCAGAAGCGCAAGACGCCCATTACCTTTCATCAGTAATTGCTTGGCGTCTTAGGTCTTATGAAGGACTCGAAGACATGTATGATGATGAACTTGATGATCTTACAACCAGATTAGCTCACGCGTCGAGAGTACCGTGCGAAGAGATCACTGAACGGACTCAAGTACTTTGTTGCTACAAGAAAAGTCCAAGTGCGCGGATCGAATACAACCTTCATATGGCTGGTAAGTGTCCCCACTTTCAAAACCTTCGCAAACGTCTGAAGGAGAAGTATGGTGACGAAAGAGATTAAGGTAAACCAATTAGGAACCTGAGGCTTGTAAAAACAACGACCCATTAAACTTGTTTTGAGCTGCGACGCTGAAAAAAAAAAAGGAGGAACTAAACGATGGCTCAATGGCGTGCACCTCTAGATCCGGACTGCCCGGAGGTTAAAGAGTTCATGACGACGTTATTCGAGGATCCAATGACTCAGTATTATGGGTGTGGAGACGAGATAGCAGAGTTGTGGGAATCTAAGCACCGCGCCAAGTGTGCGCGGTGTCAATATTTTGGGGCTGCAAATATCGAAGTGGAGGTCTAGTAGTAGAAAATAATAGGTCCACCTTTTGGACCTATTATTTTCTACCTTTAATCCTCCCACTTGCTAGTGTAACATCGGGATATTAACAAGAAATGTCGCACGGAAAAATTAAATGTCCATGGTGTGATTTCCTCCACGTCGTTCAGTTGTGTGGGGTGATGAAATGTACCATAGCGACATGTCCTATCTATAAAGAGAACTTTAGGGTAGTATTTGCAGCGGTAGAATGTTTAGCATGTAGTAATCCTTGTAAGGAAAAGAAAGTGTGCGTTGAAGACGTTTCACAGAATAGCACACTTGTTCGGAAAGGAGTTATAATTTGACCGTTAAAATTTTAGAGGGTCGAGAACTTCTACGAAGTGAACCAATTGAATTTGTTGTACACTTGGAATGGCCCGAGGAAGCTAATGCAGCCCTTTACTTTCCAGAACGTGAGTATGGTAATGAGGCGACTCTTATCTTCCAGGAGCATTTAACTACTGATAGTGGAGGTTGGGAGATTGATAGTAGTCCTCTTGTCGGTTGGCATATGTGGCCTCACGCTGATTACTATGAAGAGGATCTTAACTTCGTCCATGTGAAAGCGATTGGTTCGTGGGTCTGGTTTGTAAAGGTCAATGGAATTTATGATATACCAAAAGAAATAGCTGTAGATATCGTCCACGCGTTGGAGAAACATTTGAAAAAGGGAAGGTAATAAAAATGAAAATCACTTTACTTACTTCAAGGAAATCAAAAGTACTTCTACGTCAGCATTGTGTAATTAAGTGGCCTAAAGGAGCTAATGCGGTAGTTCATTTAGATGGTTTCCCTCGTGCAGGTTAAATATATAGAAAGTAATATAGTTGATATTGTAGCAGATAAGAAAACCATTTAAATGGTGAAGATCATCCGAACGGTGGAGCAGCTAAAGTTCTTCGGATGGTTTTAACTTCAGGAGGATTTTAATGTACTTCCGGTTTAATCCTCGTCAAGCCCAATTCTTTCACCAGCAGATGAATCAGCCTCCACGCGAACAGTTGATTCAATGTTCTGATGGAGTCTATCGACCTGCTAGCATGGTCGAGGAGTTTGAAAACTCCAACTCCGTCAAACTATTAACTGGACCAAATGATCAAGGTTAAAGAAGTTAGCCGTGAAGAGCTGATCATTGATCTTTTTAGGAGGCTTAATTTTCTCCCTTTTTGGAGTCAAATTAAGCCTAATAAAATTAATTAATTAATAAATATAAAACAATAAAAAAATTCGATATCAACACCTACAATCGCTATGCAGAAGGCTAACAGAGTCGTTAAGGATCTAGTATCTTGGAGGATTTTCTAAAGTGAAGCCACTAAGGAAATGGAAGGCGGAGTGTCCGTGCTGTACCCAATTCATTACCTATGATGAATTAGGTAATGAAAAATCTTGCCCTGTCTTTACTTGTAAGGGGTGTAAGACCGAATTCGTGTGTCCAAACTTTAGATTCCATTGTTCGAAGTGTGCAAATAAGGCAAATTGTATGAGGTTGCCATTAGTTCACCCATTACTGATTCAGTCGACCTGGAAAGCGTTCTTCCAATCTCGCAGGCTGGGGCTTAAAGAGTTGAGCAAGCGAGATTGGAATTATTTGTATCGTTTAAATCCGGAGGAAGTTCTTAAACTCCCAGATGTTGACGAAGAAATCTTTCAATCGTACAGTAAGCGAAGAGACGCAAAGTTAAAGACCCCGATTACGATCTACTTTGGATTCTTTCATGGGAGTGATTTATGACAGAGACACCAACAGATATTCAAGTGTCTCTGATTTGGTTAAGGGACTAAGAATGTTATTCGAGGCCTCCCGTTCGAGTTGTACTCGGACCTTACAATGAGTAAAGCAAGTCTTTAAACTTGCATATGAAAAAGGAGTAGAACGTGGCCAACAATCTAACCTCCCTAAAAAAGTTGTATGAAAAAGGAGTAGAAATAATGTTAAGGGGTACCGATCCCATCACTGAAAACGATTGGGAACGGCTAACCCATTTCTGGGCATATAATCTTGACGCGAGTTCTTTACCTAACTCGCTCGAAACATTGAGCAATATCTTTCGATCACCGCTTCCGAAAGAACGCATCACCAAGATTGGTGTATATTATCAACTGTTGGCCTTTAAACGCCAAGATGAAATGTTAAAGAAACTTCTTGGTCAACTAGTAACCCCCGATCATTTAAAACATTTACGCTCCATCATGTCACGGAATTTGCAATATGAGGATCTGGTAAAGGTATTCAAGAAATCTGGACTTGAACCTTCATGGCCTCAACAAGACGACTGGACGCGGCTAGGTAAGCTGTGCAAAGCATTATTTTCAATGACCGGCGAGAAGTTTAAAACCGCTCAAACTGAAATGGCGAAAATCGTTAATGGTGGGAAAATAAATGAGTGAATTCGTTAAAGGGTGGATCGTTACTCCTGGGGCGAAAGGTTATGCGGTTGAATTTCAAAAGGAATTAGCCTTTCCAGTTGGCATTCCCGTAAAGATCATTGGTGTTGTTGGTGATCAAGTAACCGTCGTCGAGCCACATGGAAAGACGATCACCTTTAAACAGGACGATATCAGCCAGGAGCCTGATAGCTGTAACTGGCAGGAGGACTGGGATCGCCACGAGAATCCCGAAAGACATCGTTGGAATTTAGTAGAAGCTATCGAGAAGCGGGGTTCTCAAGTCTTCATCGATTGGGAATGTGGTCCGTATCCCATAAAGAGCTACAAAGAGTTCTTCAAGAAAGTGTTCTCGGCATGTAAGGTTCACTTTAAGGACGATGATCCCGACTTCAACAATATGTTGATGGACTTGACCTTGCTGATATTGGGTGAGATCGATGACGTCGACTCCTATACGCAAGATCAAATCGATCTCGCAGCGTATACTATCGGTCAATTGATTACTTGTAAGACGTACGTTAAGTCGGGGAAAGATTGGACGAACATGAGTGAAGAAGAATTTTTTAACTCGATGGAGGATGAATAAAACAGTTCACCGTTCCAGAAGGAGTTAGACTTTCGGAATCCCGAGACGCATTTACATTGGCCCAAGCTGTTGGAGATATGATGACAAGGCGTAAGTACATTAGTGGAATACTTCAAGGGATTCCTACGGAATCTCTGATCGCAAACATTCGAGTAAAAGGAGTCATTAAGTACAAGCATTATACCTTTCGCGAGTTTCAATCGAAGGCGTTTGAATGTCCATTATGTGGAATTTCTATAACAGTTAAAACGAGTTACAAATTTGGAGCTCATATTCGTAGAACGAAATGTCCAGAATGCGGTGCAGGCTTCTGTTTAATATTTGAAGACAATCCGAATTGGTGTTCGGTTTGCACTTGTAGGAACCTCGAATGTTTAAAGAGGTTTACTCTACTAGCGGAGGTGATTGATGAAAAGGGGTAGACTAGTTGGCCCGACTCAAAAGGTTCGTTGTAAGGGTGGAAAGCACCATGTCGATCCGACGAGGATCGAAGGACCTCCACGTCTTCGTACTAGCGGTAGTGCTTGGGACTTGATTGCACTGTACGCTAAACCAAAGGGAACCGGTACCCGAAACTCTCAAGACGCGAGGTTGGAAAGGCTGTTCTCTAAGACGGCTAAGTCTAAGAAGTAGGAGGGTGATATGAGAGGATATGTGTTCCGCGTGATGCAGTTAACGCCTTACACTAACCTTCGTGAGCAAGAAGTAGTAACACCGAGAGAAAGATTAACCGAACTCATCCTTAGCATCGGAACATTGCCCGATCGTAGCTCCTACTGGGATGTATTTTATGTCGAAGGTGATCCAATTCCTGAGCAGAAAGTAACGCTCGATGACCAATACGCCGCGTTAGATGGCGTATTGGTCAACGTGAAGTTAGTTTTAATGAAGGGTAGCTTGACATTCACTGATACAGGCTACACATTATACCAGCAATTCAGTACTGTCAGTACTGGAAAGGAAGATGATATTCCCTTCTAATGAAACCTTAGAAAGAGTATCCACACTGTGGACGAATGGCCTTCATTGATCCGCTTAATCCCAAAGATGAGCAGGCTATCCATAAATGGATATCAATAGCTGGCTCTAGTGACTTCAAGATCTATCAACTGATCGTGTCGAAGACGTATATACGGGATGATCAAGCTTATCACTACGATGTAGGTGTCTCATTTGATTGAAAAACGCTTGCGTCAATTTAGGTGTATCATTTGTCGGGGTGAAAGCTTTGGAATTAGTTCAACGCATGCATTAATTCCGTGTGCATGGGCTTGTAATGATTGTGGGTTAACTCAAATTGATCCTCCAGTTGAGGCAATCCGATGCCTCAACTGCGAACACCTGACTGTTTGCTTAGGACTACCTAGAGTGAACATACAGGAGGAAAAACGTGAGTAAGAGGGTTTTTAAGGATCCTGAAAGGGAAAGGCTTTCACAAATTCAGGTGGAAGTCCTTTACGAACAAGCCTATATTCCCGCGTTTTAAGTCCGAGCCATCACGAATTAAGGAGCGCATCATGACAGTACCTCAGGGAGCGGTAATCTTGAAGAACGGACCTTCCTATATCTTGGGAAGGTATCGTTACTTGACGGAGGAATCCGCCAAGGAATTCTTCACTCACGAGATCTTTAAGATCCCGTTTGATGAAGTTTGGCCAAACTTTTTCAGCTTTCACTTAACGAAGTTGAACGATATGCAAAAGAAGGATCAGCCGAAGTCGCTATTCCTCGAATCGGGATTTCGGGTTGATCTTGCGGACGTGAAGCGCGACCTTTTCATCCCGTGGAATTTCCGCTACTTCTTAGTCAGTTACATAATCCCTACTTTGGGTTCTTTTAGTGATGGGTTTTATTGTGACCTTTACTCGACAGATACTCACGTGTTCGTAGATTATCCTTATCAGATCATCTACATTAATGGTGAGAAAAAAGAGGGTACTCCAGCGAGGAAGCCGCAGAACGCGCCTATGATGGAGAAGCTGTTAGAGATGTATCCTGATACCGTAAGGTACCGCGGCATAATTTATGCCGCTCTCGAGCACCTCAATCAGCCGCTCGAGATATTACAATTCTATCATGAACTAGTTGCACTAAGAGTGTTCGCGGACTATCCCGAGGATCTCAAAGATCCTGTTGCTGCGGTACGAAGAAGGATCGCAGCAACATTGCGCTACTTTCATTCCGCACGACAGAAATGGTGTGATGCTCTCGATCTTAACTTCGAAGTCAAGATGGAATTCCAGGAGTTTAAGCCGATCACCATTCCAAAGGACTTCGACCTCGATGCCGCCATAAGTGAGTTACAGGGGCCCGATTCGCTTGACTCGATGAAATGAAAGACAATTTTTAACTGATTAATTCCCCGGTCGATAAGCGCTTCGACGTCCGCGAAACAGAGATGGCCCTTTGTTGACGAATACTGCGGGGGTTGCTGTGAAACTTTATAAGGTGCTCGCGGTAGGGCGTAAGTCCTGCCACGGTGGAAGAATGGTCTGGGAACCATTCCATTGGTACGAGATTTCAGGGGATCTAATCCCCTGTCAGAACGGCTTCCATCTCTGTAGGCCAGAGGACCTCCTGGACTGGCTCCAGGAGGAAATCTGGAAAGGGCAGGTTCAGCGCGGGTGGGTGTATGGCGACGGCAAAATCGTCGCCGAAAAGGCCCGGATAACCTGGCAATGCCTGGGCTGGAACAATCGTACTGCCAGGTTATTCGCAGCCGATTGCGTCCAAAACGTGGCTCACCTTTGCACTCTTAGATCAGTGCAAAGGTATATAGAAACGACCCGGAGGTTTGCCGAAGGGGCCGTTTCTTATGATGATTTGCTCGCGGCCAGAGACGCCGCCTGGGTCGTAGACAAAGCTAAAGATACACCCTCCTGGGTTGCGGCCATGGAATCAAATTATGTGGCCAAGGAGGCTATCTGGAACAGGTCCAGGAACACATTTCAGACGACGGCTATGAACGCGGCTAGGGCTGCGGCTATGGAGATGGCTCAGAAGGAATCCTGGGCCGCGGCTAAGAAGGCATCCTGGTATGCAGCTTTGGCCGAAGCTCTAGCCCAGGATAAGGGGGATGCTACGAAAGCCGCCTTCCAGGCGGCTCGGCAAACCCAGACCCGGCAGTTGATGCAGTATCTGGCCGGAGAATATGAATAGGAATTGGATAAAAAGTAATGCAAACAATTCTCTATTGGACATGTCCTTACTGTGGCTCGGAGAGATCAGTTCTTAAAGGGCTAATTCACGAGAAGTCAACATGCGTTAACCTTTCATGCCATAAAGACCCAGGCTCTTTCTATAGGCTCGTTATGGATACTGTAAAGTGCCTTGGATGTCACATAGGATGTAACAAAAAAGCTATCGTCACTAAAGAGGGGAACTTCATTTTGAGAGATCTGCCTGATGATATCAATGATATCTATAAAGAAGTGATTCGTCGGGGTACTGAACTTATTGAGCAAGCTGACATCGCTCCCATCAAGAGGCAATGTATTCTCAATGGGTCTTGGGATCAACTTGACCTCGATTTAATTAAGAATATTTGTTTGGGCGCTGGTGCTCAATGTAGTGTAGGAGATTCCATTTATCATAAAGACTTTTTCAAGGCCCTTGATATGAGAGTCGAGATAGTTCAACGGCTCTTTGAAGAATGGGGAATCGAATTTCATTGTTCCTTAAACGTAAATTTAAGCGAAGATTGGTCCTGTTGTTTTAAATCTGAAGACTCTGCGGGCGTCATTTCAGCTCGTTTCTATGATTGGCAAGATGCTATATATGAAATGCTTGGGATCCTTAATATGAATGAGTTAGTGAGCCAGGCAATTCTACACTGGAGACGTAGAGAAGATTGGATTAAAGAATTACAATACGTCGACTTCAATACGGATAGCTGATGAAGAAAAATACTGAACTCGTTGAATTCTTCGCATGCCCAGACTGTAAGCACTTTAGCTGGGAATGCGTTGATTATGTTCCGCTTAATAGCACTTCAGAATACGCCTGCTTAGCAGAGTGTGACCACTGTGGTCAAGAACTTTTGGTCGTTGATACGGCGGCGAGATGTACGAAGTGTAAAAATAAAGTAGAGTGTATGGCTACGCCGTTAAAGCTTGTTCAGGCGACGGCAATGGCTATTCATAAAGACTCAGTGTCAGAGATCAAAAGAACTATTGAACGGTTGGAGAAACAAAATGGGCTTTAAAAACCCTTTGGAAGATCCTGAAGTTGTTTCGACACTTTATAAAACTCATTTCTTCGCCGGTGCCCTCACTTTACGCCGGCGAGGAAGAAGTTATCACTTGGGAGCATGGGGAGACGTTCGTTGGCCAAAAAATCCGTTTATTACGCCTAGTGAAATGCTTTACGTGATGAAGAAGATCTTTGGTCCACCGAATGCGTTTAGCTGCGATAAAGTTACTTTTAATTATGTGTTTAAAAGCGCTATACCCGACGTATACTACGAGATCAGAGATTACTGTGGATTCCTTAGTTGTGGAATTGGGGTCCCAAAAGATATGCACACTTATATCAATAAGCGCTTAACAGAAAAAATCAATAAAGGGCTGAAAGAATTAATTAAGGAGTGTGTTGTTGCATACAACCTAATATAATGGTATTCGCACGAATTTATCTTGTTCATTGTCCACGATGTTCTATGCCAGGAAAGGTGAAGATTTTATTTTTTGAGAAATGTTTCTGTGGAAGATGCCCTCACTGTCAAGCAATGTTTATGTTCGTGAAAAGATCACGCTCATGCAGCAAGTGTAGTAAACGGGTTTTCTGTTTACTACAATATCCTATCTTAGTTGGAGACTCATTGAACTATGCGCAAGAGGAGACGAAAAATAAAAAAGGAGCAAATTCCTTTAAGTGGAGTGAGTATCCCGCGAATGCCCCTAGGTCCCACCATGATTGTGTCTAATACGGGATCTTGCGCGCGGGTAATCCAAGGCAAGAAGAAGTATAATCGTAAACGCATCGAACGGAGGATTAAGCTCTGGGATGATGAGTAAGTCGTCCTTTTATTTGATCCCAAATTTTTTCCCTTTTAAAATCCCAAAGAATCAGTTAAAATATTTTTAATTCAATTAAGGATTCCGCAAGGTAAAGGGGAAACGTAATGGCAAAGGTTTTACTGACTGGCATTGAAAAGCCTGATGGACCTCCACCTATCGGAGCTCAAGCGACCTGTCCTCGCTGCGCTGCGTGTAGATGTTCGAGGGTGTTTATTAAGCAGCTCTAAGCAGCTCGTGGAAAAGTGAAACCAGAAACCACCTTCGAATACTTGTGGCTAAGGCACTTTATACCGCCTTCAATCACGTTACACGGTAAACGGATTGGAGTTCCCTTATCATGCCCATTCTGTAAAAGAACTGGGCGAAAGGTTGTAACGGTTTATGAATTGAAGGAGGGTAAGGTGGTGGTCATGCAAGGTAAAAGAAGGTGCAATGCCGTACGATGTGGGATGTGTGGTAGTACTTTTATGGCCACCATCGAGTGCTTAGCTGAAAAATGCGATAACAGATCGTCATGCCTGCAAATGGGAATCTCAAAGATTGACGTGAGTCACTTATATGAGTGGGAAGAATAATATACGAAGAGTACGAATTAAACTCTTGATCTGTTCTAAATGTCATAATGTCTTTCCTATTGCACGCAAAAAGTCACATAATCGTTCAACGGGACATATTAAACATTTGTATTGCCCTGTTTGTGAGAAAGTAACTGAACATGTTGAGCACGACGACAACGCTCTCGGTGCTATGTTCTTCAGCGGACAAAACTTAGCATGGTAGAGCACTGCTTTGAGATCTAAAATAGTTGATATCTGGGCATAGCTCAATCTGGTAGAGCATAGCCTTTGGGAGGCTAAGGTTGAACGTTCGAATCGTTCTGCCCAGACCATTTAAAGGTTCAAATCCTCTCACTACAACCATTTCAAAGGCAACCAGATGACTCAAAGACTGGAGACGGCCAAATGTCCTTTCTGCGATTCGGATATCGGCTTGGTGAACCAGTTTGAGTTTCCCTGCCCGGAGTGCCTACAGTTGGTAGGAGTATTGTCAGACGGGCCCTCACCGCGCTTGGTACGAGCGGCTCCTGACTCCCGCAAGCCGTGGGAGCATTCAATTGGAAGCCGGATTCATCCAGCGTCTTGAAGTTTCGGCTTGAGCCGGGGGAGCATTCATGATGGTTTCGATGATCAATGGTTTGATTGGAGAGGTCTATTAACGGTACTAAGAATACCAAATATGAAGATATCAATTACTATCGAATCTTCCCAGCCAATACTAAGGTGTTGTTTTCAGATGGAGAAAGAGTATGAAAGAAAAAGTTCACGACAAGTGCATTGGTTGTCAGAAGGTCGACTCCGATCAATTTTGTTTAGTCTATAGCAAACCTTCTATCTGGTGGGATAAGCGTGGTGGATGTCCAATGGCTACGCATGCTGGAAAGAAAGTAGTTGTTGAGAGTAAGAAAGTTAACCCTCTCAAAGTTTCACGTAGATCGAAAAGAAGAATCAAATGAACGAGCTCGTAGCTCAACGGTAGAGTACATGACTTTTAATCATGAAGAGAAGGTGCGAGTCCTTCCGAGCCTACCATAAGGAAAAGAAAATGCCAATTTACGAATATGAATGTCCGAAATGCAAAACCGTCTTTGAAAGATTCGTTGGTACTAAAGATCCTGAAACGACTTACTGCCCCAAGTGTCAGACCGAATCGATTCGGATCATGTCAACTTTTAAGATTGAAATGAAATAGTTGTGTGCTTGGGCTTTTGACTTAAATAATCTGAGTGGTGACTGTATTGCGTTAAACAACCCATGCTGGGGTGTAGCTCAACGGTAGAGCGCCCGGCTGTTAACCGGATGGTTGTAGGTTCGAGTCCTACCACTCCAGCCATAACAATCAGGGAGGAAGAGGGGAGTGCCAACCACTCCCCTAACTACTATGTTCAATTTCGTTATGTTGTGTTACGGAAGGTTGAGTCTAAGCTTTTCTGGTCAAGCTTCGACTCCGGATGAGTTCATCGATCGTTATGAAAATGGCGAATTCGATCCTTCTGATGATTCAGAAGTTCTTGAGGAGATACTTCATGTTAGAGACTTTCATTGTCCGTTATGTAAGTACGTTACAAATTGGACTCTAGTCATTGATAACTGTAAAATAGAATGTGGGCACTGCGGCAGATCATTCGTAATCGACGACAAGAAATGTGATTCATGTAGAAAACGTACCGCGGGATGTCTCGCAGTGAGTCCCCTATAATTAGTTTTAACAACGTGTCTGAAACAGCAGAAGGTGAATCATGAATAACACTGGAGGGATAATTTATGGCATCAACTTATCGTGGAGTGGTAGTCGGAACCGCTTTTGCAGCCAATAAAAGCATGCTGACCCTTTTTAATGGCAGCGGCTCTGGATTGGTGTTGCGGGTCAAGCGAATTTGGATGCTGAATAACCAAACCTCAGCGGTGACTGGTGTATTAACCACCATGGAAATCCGCCGTATTTCAGCCTCCAGCGGTGGAACTGCTGGTGGGGTGGTAAAGCACGATTCAACCTCTTCATCGTTGCCTGCCCAGGTTACCTGCACTACTGGGGCAACGGACACCCTCACGAGCGATCCAGCTTTGATGCGTTTTATGTGGTCAAATGACGAGCCGGCTACCGGAACACTTACTAATGATGAAATTGAGTGTATCCCAGCTTTTGCTTGTGTATGGGACTGCACTGGTGATAGCGATTTGGAACCGCTGGTGTTGCGTCAGGGAGAAGGGGTTTCGGTTCGACATACCGGCTCCTCTACGGTGGGCATTGCGGATGTTATTATTGAATTCACGGCGGCAGCAAGCTAATGGCTAAACGTCAATATCGTTGGTTTTCGCAGGGGTTGTGGCAGAGCCAATCTGGGAATGCTATCTTGGCTCTGCTCAATCCCTTGGGAAGTGATAAAAAAGTTACGGTAAACCGGGTGGAGGTTTTCAATAATAAGCATTATGGCACCTTCCCCACCGTGGACGTGGTGGTTGACTCCACCACCCGCACCGATGGTGATTTGGGGGGCGAGCGAGTGAATGTGGTCTCTATGGATACTAGCGCCTCCCTGCCTTCTGGTATCACTTTGCGCCGCAATACCAGTATCATTTTCAGTAATACATCTTTTTTGCGGTTATATACTCTTCGGTTAACTACTACATCGGCTTTTTATTCATCTGCCTATGGCCCCTCAAAAACCAGGATGCGGAAGAATGGTCGGAGTGGTTGGCATTTTGAAAGCTGGGCCATGGACAACATGGACCCAATCACTATCAACCCAGGGGAATTTCTGGCGATAACTAATCTGAATACAGGTGCTAATCAGGAATCCATTCCTTTGGAAGTGCAATTAAGGTTTAATGTCAATAACCATACTTTTGCAACTGTATTCCCATGTTTTGTGGGGTTCAACGGCACCGCTGCGTTTGTCCTCCTCAATCAATCTACTAGTATCGTATATATTAAGCGGCTGTTTTTACGAGAGGTAGGCACAGCAGACACGCCATATTTTCAATTGGTGCCAGTCGGGGCTATAGACCCAAATAGTATAGATGATCAATGGCGGCGAGCTTATGGACAACCCTTAGATTCGCAGTATGGTGGGTATCAAAGTGGTGATCCCTATTTTGTGTTAGACGCTCCGATGCTCCCATATTTGGTGCCGCATCAGTATCTAGCAGATGGCTCAGCTGGTTCCCCCAAAGGGGTCAATTATCTGCATACTAAAGACTTTTGGGGACCGACATACGGCGTTTTTTTCCCTGAATTTGCTACCATCCACTCAACTACAGCTTGTCACGGGTTATGCTGGCCACTTGCCTATCGCTATTTTCTCAATCTTTCCTTGGTTTTGCGGGAGGGAGAGGGTTTAGCTATGGTTTCCTCGGCCGAAACTGCTGTAATCGCATCAGCCATTGGAACATCTGGTTGGCAGCCGTATGAATTTTGCGTTACTTACAGCGTTGAACCCAAGAGCATCCCTACCATCAAGGCTACTGGCATGGTCCCAGGGACCCGTTGGGTCATCCAGAAAAAGGCCACCAATCAGTTAGTTCAGCAGGAGGTCACGACGGATGGCACCATGGAATACACATATTACGAGGAAGATATCCCTCTTGAGATGGTTTTCAAGGCGCGCAAGGCGTCCGAGTCGCCATATTACAAACCATTTGAGGTTAGTTTTTTGCTAACGGCAGATGGCATTACCATCCCGGTTAGCCAGGTGAAAGATGAGTAGAGAGAAACAATATAAAGCTTTGGCTGAGGATTATCAACGACTGCAGAGAGTGAATGAAAAAGTTGGCGGATAGTTCAATGGTAGAACGCAGGTCTTTGGCGCCTGATGTTGAGGGTTCGAATCCTTCTCCGCCAGCCAACTAAAAATGTTCAATTGGTTTAAACGCAAAGCTAAAAAGGAGTCGGATGTCGGAGGTTCGAATCCTTCCACCCCCGCCAAACCAAAGTTTGCAATCTATAAGAAAACCGATGCACTTGGTCGAGCATTGTTAGGAGATTATCGTCATATTCGAATTAGGTGCATAAGGTGTCTTAAAATGACTGGAATTATTTCCAACATGTGTTGGGAAGAGCGAGATTCTGGTAAACGAGTAGCCGCGGCTTATAGAGTTGGATGTACTCAATGCGGTGAAATATTTCGAGTCGTCTTTAACCCGTTGATTTGTTTATCATGTTCAGATCCATGTAATGCGACATCAACTTGGGATAGGTGGGAAGATGATGAATAATTTTGAATCAAAGCAGTTTGGTGATGTTCCTCTTGAGGCATACTTTATGACTCGAGATGAGAAAGGGCTTCTTCAATCCTTTCAAAAGAAGGATAGTCAAACAGCGAAGAACCTGTTGACAAAACAATTAGTAACGTTTAATCTCTTAATTGTAACTATTCAAAGTTTATTAACAAAGGTAAGTGTGTTCATGAATTGGGTGAGTCGGGTAGTGGCGATCCCAGCGGGCTGTAAACCCGCCGCCTCAGGCTAAACACGGAGGTTCGAGTCCTCCCTCACCCACTATTATCCCCCGCCGCAAGCTACGAAAAGATTTATTAAACCTAATGGGAGAAACCAACAATATGCAAAAGCCCGTAGGTGTTCTATCCTCGTGGTTAAAGAATGTTAAAGACGCAAAGACCTTTGATATTAAGGGCGATGGTCAGATGTTGGATAGTCTCCGAATGTTATATCAGTTTGGAGGCTATGGACGGTTTACCGATATTCAGCATAGCCAATATCACGCTCGAGAGATTCAGAAGTGTTTAATTCTCGGGTTAATTCAACGCGTTAAAAAAGATTGTAGGTTGTGTCCAGGTAGAAAGGGAGATAAAGTTCTATGTCTGGGCACAAGAAAAAGATGTAGCGCTCGATATCTTTATGCACTAACAGCACTAGGATTTAAAGCAGTAGAAGATTTAATACAGTACATTGGGCAGAAAGGTTATTATAAAATTGAAATTGAGGTGAGTCCGTACTGGTGGAATTACTTTTGTCATAAGATCTGGTAATGTCAAGACTAATTGGCATAATGCCTCATCAATGCCCTTTCTGTTCTAAGGATTCTGAGAGTAGCTATTACGATATCACTGTCTATAACATCGTGAGATTCTTCCACTTGTGTTTGGAGAACAACCCAAAACATAGTAGATGCCCTCTTCATGCCATATCGCCCATGATCACCGTCGAGAGTCCTTATATAAAGGAGCGTAGCATCATTTTAAAGGTTATGCATACTCTCAGTTACACAAGATCTGGACTAAGAACTCAGAAGGAAAGAGAAAGGAAATCGTAGAGAAGTATGGTTTCGACGTTAAGTTTACCTATCATGTTGTACGGTAGCTGGATGAGGTTGAATAAATCCTCGAGACTTCGATCTCAAATGTTGTCGTGAACAATGTAAGGTAATTCGTTGTAGTGAAGTTCCTTTTAGCTGAAATCGAACAGCACTTTGCGATTAAGGAAAAAGCTTTAGAGGAACTTTACCATAAGTCAACTCTTCCATATGGACCTGACGAAGAGAAATTCGGGGGGATCCTTCTGATGTGCTTGGAAGAGTTTTACGGAAGCTTAGATAAATGTGTCATTTATCATGTGGATGCCGAAAGTATTCTTTCAGACCTTGAAAATCTAATCCAGAAATATCGGGGGAAAATAAATTGCATAAAATTGATTGGTCGTTGTTGGTCTACGATCCTTATAAGACAGATCACGAGATGCTCCTCGATCTTTACAACCATCAAGATTGGTCGATGGATCGTATTGCGGAGCACTTAGGAGTTAATAAGTTTACAGTAAAGCGTCGGTTAATTGAATTGGGAATTACTATTAAAGGAAGAGGAGGGAGGCGTCCTGCCTCTATGACCTAACTTTTACTCCAAAATTTTCTCCCTTTTATAGGTCACTTAAATCCAGTTAAAATACAATTAAAAATAATTACATGAGGCAACTATATGACAACTAGCGGAACCGATGAGAAGGTAACCGTTGCGAATCCTGAACGGGACCTTGGAGTTGAGTACTGTGAATTTTGTCAACAGAACTTTCCCGTAAGAGTTCGTATTGTTTCTACTCTGGATGCAGGTGTGCACCTTCAAATATCGGGATTCCATATTCACATGAGTATGAATGGTGAACCGATTCCTTTAGCACCTCGTTTGATTCGCATCGATGATCTTGACGACTTCCGCGATATTGGAAAAGCCCTGAAGGCTGAAACAATTCGAATCGCGCATGAAGTTGAAGTACGAGATACTTCTCGTAGAGTAGAAGAACTCGAACAGGAAATCTATCCAGAATGTGAGGAGTCAAAAGAATCCGATGAGGCAGCGTAGAGGATACTCCACGAGGTTAAGGCGAACTTATTCGTCAAGCAATCGTTACCAATTCTATAAGTTCTTTTGTTTACATTGCAGAGAAGCGGTCTTTGCGAGATCGTCAGAGCTTTGGGGAGTCTATGGCAGGGTATTTGAGTGTCCAATGTGTCACGGTTTAATAAGGTTATTTAAACGTACTCGTGCCTTTCCTGATAAGTGTAAGGATTGTGAGAATCCAGCAGCTTGCATGACAGCTCCTACGTTGCAAGTAGGAACTGGAACGAATATTAGAAAGAAGGAGTTTTCTTTTGACGAACTCCGAGGTCATATATTGATTCAGAAATCTGAGACTTGTTGAGGAGGAAATATGGAGATGGAAAAGGAAGATAAATTTATCCTCTGGCTAGATGAGATTGGACTTCAAGATAGTTCACTAGTGGGAGGAAAGGGCGCATCGCTCGGCGAGATGTTTCAGAACCTTTCAAACATTGTTTCTATTCCACTGGGATTTGTAGTGACAGTTCGTTCATATCGAGACTTGATTAAGCACAATAAACTGCAAAAGGTGATCGAATCCGAGTTGAAGGGATTAGATCCAAGCAACTTAATGGATCTAGCTCGACGCGGTAACTCCATTCGCAAAGCAATTTATAATGCGAAGTTTCCCGCTGACTTAACAACCAAGATTGCTCAAGCGTACCTGCAACTCTGTGAGCAGTGTGCTACCGATGACTTAAATGTAGCAGTTCGTTCATCGGCAACTACTGAAGACCTATCTAATGCGTCCTTTGCGGGACAGCAAGAGACCTTCTTGAACATACGTGGAGTCGACGCATTATTAGATTCTATTAAGAAGTGTTTTGCCTCATTATTTACAAATCGCGCGATCTGCTACCGCCATGATAAAGGCTTCGATCAGTTTAACATGATCGCTGTTGTGGTTCAGCAAATGATCCGTTCTGACTCTGCGGGTTCTGGAGTCATCTTCACTGCTGATACGGAAACTATGCTGCAGGATATTATGCTTATTTCAGCTGGTTATGGGCTAGGCGAAGCAATCGTCCAGGGGCTAGTAAGTCCAGATGAATATTATGTTTACAAGCCGTTCCTGAAAGAGGGATCGGAGAATGTCATATTGAGTAAACGTGCAGGTAGTGCAACACAGAAGCTCGTCGGCGGTGAGTCTTCTTCGATTGGTTTTGTTCCTCTAACAGAAGAGGAACAAAAGAGGTTTGTCTTAACCGATCTGGAGATTTTAGAACTTGCTCGTCAAGCATGTGCAATCGAAGATTACTATTCTTCGAAGGTGGGTCATTATACTCCGATGGATATTGAGTTTGCGAAGGATGGGGATGGGGTTACTATTGGAACAGGTAAACTCTATATTGTTCAAGCCAGACCAGAGACGGTTCAATCCAATCGTGATCGTGCTTATATTGAAAGCTATGTACTTGAATGTTGCGGTTCGGAGATCCTTAGGGGTCAAGCGATCGGAAATAAAATTACAAAGGGAATTGTGAACGTTATCAAGACGCCAGCTCAAATCGAAGAATTTGGTGATGGTGCAATTCTCGTAGCTGAAATGACGGTTCCTGATTGGGAACCGATCATGAGAAGAGCATCGGGGGTTATTACCGATGCTGGCGGAAGAACTTGTCATGCAGCTATTGTGTCACGTGAGTTAGGCATTCCATGTGTTATCGGAACCTCAAAGGCCACTAAATATCTTGAGAACAATCAACAGATTACTATTGATTGTTCTCAAGGCGAAACTGGAATTATCTACAATGGGTTCTTGCCTTACAAAGTCGAGAAGATTCCCGTCAAAGATCTGCAAGATACAAAGACGAAGGTAATGGTAAACGTCGGAAATCCTGAGTCGGCCTTTATGCTCGGACAGATTCCTAACGATGGAGTAGGAATCGCACCGATAGAAACTATCATTAACAACTTCGTCGGCGTTCATCCCTACATACTCCTGAATTTTGAAGCATATGAAAAGTGGATGACTGAGGTGCAAGACGAGACGTCTCTAGTGCATAAGAAGATGGCGATGTTTCGTCGGGCAAAATATATCTCGACTTTTAATCAAATTCTAAATGAAACCAGAGCTTATCGCCATAAACTCGACTACTTCGCTGATAAGCTCGCCTATGGAATTGCGCGAATTGCTGCATCTTTCTATCCGAAAGATGTGTTAATTAGGTTGATCGATCCCAAAGCCGAACCGTTTTATAATACCTTGTTGGGTGGTCAAGTTATAAAAGAAAGCGCGGACTTCCAGGCAGTCAAGAGTACGATTGAACTGGAATGTCAAGCGATTAAAAGAGTTCGGAGTGAAATGAAATTTCACTCCATAAAAATCGTGTTGCCTCAAATGAGTGATCCTGAAGATATGGATCGCGTCTTGTTGCAACTCGAGAAGTATGACCTTATTCGAGGAAAGGATGGATTGGAAATCTTGGCGACTTGGACTATCGGAACAGATTTCGATGAGGGGTTAATTGAACGATTCGATGGAATCTCATTGATCCTTCTCGATGAGTTAACCGATTCTTGGAAACTAATAAAGAACGCCCTCCAGGTAATTAAGAAGTATGGAAGAAAGGTTTATTTTCATCCTCAGTCTTTAGATTCGAAGTCGTTCGTACCTGAGTTAATCGATTTGGGTGTGGATTCGATCTGCCTATTCCCGGAGTCATTGATTCTAGTTAAGTTAGCAGTGGTGCAAAAGGAGAAAGAACTAAAAAAGAACTAAATTGGATTTCTTAAGATGTTGACTCCACATGAGATCAGCAACCACAACGGAGGATGTCCCGCTTGTGATAGAAAAACGGGGTAGGAGGATTTTTATAGTGCGTCAGCATCATTTGCCTTGAATGTAACGGACGACAGGTTCTCACTTATCAATGTAATCGTGGGATCTGTCTGTTCGAGACAGAGTGTTTGGCGTTTCCATACATCGTGAAAATTCCCCGGTATTACAAATAAAACAAAGCCCGTATTCATCTGTCGAGGAGGTTAAAAAACTAGCGGGTAAATAAAAACACTAATCTAGTTTCCCTAAATCAACAAGCGCCGCACCATGGGAAGCTAATGGGAGGAGCAGCAATGAACACCCCCTTAGCCATACTATTGGCTTCGACGATTGTCCTTTGGCCGATCACAAGCTCGTACGGTTCAGTGAAACCACCACCGGAACCGATTAAAATTCAATTCAAGCAACAACAACCGAAATTCTCAAACCATGAAACAACGGATAAAATGCTCCAATGTATTGTTGAGTGTGGGAGGAGATATGGAGTAAAACCCGAAATAATCTTAGCAGTGGCAAAGATTGAGGGCCAGGATCTCAAAGACGGTTTGATCCGTTTAGGTCCGATAGGAAAAGGGACTTACTATGGACCGATGGGCATTTACTGGGGTTTTAGAGTTGCGCCGTATTACTGGAATATTGACGATCCTTTTGTTAATGTTGAAGTAGGTGCACGAGCACTTAGGGGCAACTTACGATCCAGGTTGAGGAGGTATAACAAGAAGTTTACCAAAAGTTACTACAATGAGATTGTATCTCTCTCGAAAAAATATGAAAGAGAAAAGGTGTTCGAGCGATCTGATAATAAGATGATGTTTAAGTTTACTACTCAACAGACCGCAACGCTTTTAAAAGCAAAATAAGCCTTTTAATTTCATCACGAATGAGATATAATCAAATTAATAAGTATAACATGAGGATTTAAGTTATGGGATGGACATTGATTATATTCTTAATAATCGTGTTCCTAATAAACGAGTGGAGGTGCAACAGATGAAACTACGAGCGTTGCAAACAGAAGACGAGTTGTTTAAAATTATCAACCCAGACATCAAAGTCGGAGAGGAATTAACCGGAATAACTTCGCCGCAGGGCATGACTCTGAAGAACACAGACGGCGAGGAATTCGTAAAGGAGTGCATGTGGGTAAAGACCGCTTCATCCCAGATCAGCTTTGTGTGCCCTGTGGAGCTGATCGAGAAGTAACGCAGGTAGCTAGACAACCTGTTGACTTCTATGGATACGATTTCCTTTGCGGTGGGTGTAAGTTGCAGCAGCTTATACCAAGGTGCATTTACTATGACAGGTGTAGTAGAGCTAAAAGTGAAGTGCGATATTGCGCCTGTCATAGGATTTGTGTCTATGCTACAAAGTGCGCAGTCATTAAATACTGTGAAGCAAAGAAAGCACCAATAACTATATTCGGGGAGGCAACCCTAAATGACATTTGAATGTGATGAAGATTTAAGAGTCGTCGAACAGTTTTACTCAATTCAAGGTGAGTCGACATTTGCGGGAATGCCTTGCCATTTCGTTCGGTTACATGGATGTAATTTACGTTGTGAGTACTGTGATACACCTTACGCGTATGATAAGGACTCGAAGTTTTTTTCCTTACCAGTTAAAGAATTTATTAAGTTCTATCTGGAGTCCGATGTGAAGCTCATCGAGATTACGGGTGGAGAACCATTACTACAATTAGAACCGGTAGTTAAAGCCTGTCAAGCGCTTGTCGATCGTTGTACGATTCTAATTGAAACGAATGGATCGATCGATATCTCAGCGTTTAAGATGGCACCTCAATCGCTCGTCTTGATAATGGATGTTAAAACTCCATCGTCAGGAATGAGTTCGAAAATCAATTATGAGAACTTTAAACATTTAAGACCTGTCGATGAGATTAAGTTCGTCGTCGGCAATTATGAAGACTTCGAATTCGCGAAACAGATTTGCGAAAAGTATTCGTTGGCAACACGGTGCAAACCTTTAGTCTCTCCAGTATTTGGTCAAATTAGTTTACCTGACCTGGCGAGTTGGGTATTAAACGAAACACCATATATGAGGATGCAAGTACAATTGCAAAAGTGGATCTGGGATTTTTCCACTAGAGGCGTTTAAACATTGAATAAACATATTACTTCATGTGGAGTCTAAGTTGACACATTCATAGTTAAGGAGAACTTAACTATGAATGAAAAAAAAAAAAGCTACAAAATCGTTCAAATCAAGTTGATGTCTTTCACTTGGCTGCGAAGTGGTATGCGTCGTATCAAATCGCAAAGTTAATAATAAACTGTTCGCACAGAGCTATTCAAAAGTATCTCAAGCGGCTAAGAAAAAGTAACTATCCCAATAAAAGAGGAGAATCAGTATGGGGCAAGCATCACACGAATTAAAGTGGTTCTGTGAGGAGTGCGACGAAGATTTTAGCCTTATCGTCGAGCATGATCCTCACGCTAGCGTGGGTGGCTTCTACATTAAGGGACTCCACCTACACATGTCTGGAGAGACCGTCGAGCTTCCAGCTATCTACGTTACAGTAGATTCTATGGTTGCCTTCAAGGACTTCGCTGAGGTGATGCGTCGCGTTCGCGCAGACGTCGAAGACAACGAGTAGAATCAATGGGATTTTCAAAAGACCAAACACTTACGTTACGTAGGTTGAACGTGATGCTCTTACAAGATCATCCGTTCTATGGTCACATAATGGCCAGTTGCCGCTGGGATCATGACAATGAGATGCCAGCGGTAGCTGGGCTTAACATCCGCACTGACTATCTTACAATCCTCATCGCAGACGAATTCTTTAAGATGGACTTCAATGATCAACGGTTCGTGATAATGCACGAACTGTTGCACTTCTTGTTCCAGCATCCTATACGGATGGGTAAGTTCTGCGACTTGGTAAAGAATATTGCGGGTGACCTAGCTGTCAACAGTTACATCGTGCAAAGTTCAAGACTTCAAAAAGTGGATGGTTGTTTATATCCGAAACAATTTAATCTCCCCGATAACCGTACTTATGAGTTCTATCTTAAAGAACTTAATAAGATGATCCAGAAGAACGAGCTACAACTTCCGGAAGGAATGGGTGGCGGTCAAGGTCAATGTGGCGGCGGCAAAGGGGAGAAAGCTAAAAGCGGTGAGGGTGGCGAGCACTACTGGGTAATTGAAGGGACTCCAGAAGAAGCGAATGAGCTTGCTCGTCGGATGTTTAACGTCGCGAAGTCGGTTGGAACTGTTCCTGCAGGCGCGCTCCGTGACTTATATGAAGCGGAAGCGAAGATCAGTTGGGAAGAGTTAGTCATTCAGTCTTCGCAAAGCTCTGAGATGTCTGAAGAGTGGCGGTTTACAAAACGTCACTACTCTCGTAGGTATCATACCATTCCTGGCGTCGTCCACGAGTATCGTGGACGAATGAAGATGTGCGTTGATACTTCGGGTTCTATGGGACCTAAAGAGATTGGCGCATGTTTCAGTGTCGTAGATAAGATGGATGGACTAGGATATGATATCGATATCTTTGAGTTTGACGCCGACTTCCAGCGCGAGTATAAGTACTCCGGAATTCCACCCAAAGTTAAAGGCGGAGGCGGAACTCAAATTACGAGCACCTTTAAGTACATCGCGGCAGAACATCCCGATACAACTCAAGTGTTCGTGTTTACTGATGGGATGATTTTCGATCTTGACTCAGCAAAAGCAATCGCTGATGAGAATGGCTGGGATGTAGTCTTTATTCTAACTGCCGACTATGATGTACCGTTTGGTCAAAAAATCGTCATGGATATTGAAGGTGATATCGATGGCATGTAAAGGAGGAACTTAATGGCTGAAGTAACGTTGAAAGAAGCAGTAGAACTTCTTGAGTTCATGTCGATGGAAGAGCCGCGACTCGTAACGGCATGCCTTGAAGGAGCTGCTGGCCTTGGGAAATCTTCTGTTGGTAAGCAGTTTGCCGAGAAGATGGGTTATCCCTTGGTCTTCGTTAACACTGCCGCCGTTCTCACCGAGCCGGGTGATATCTTAGGACTCCCGATTGAGAAGGATGGCGTAACACATTACGCCCCACCGTTCTGGGTAGTTGAGTGTCAGAAGCTCGCCGCGGATCCTCAAATCAAGAAGATCGTCCTCATGTTCGACGACTTTTCAAGGGTGCCCGCTCAGATCCTACAATCGATGATGTCGATCTTCTTAGATCGTAAGATCGGCGCCGCAAGCCTGCCGGAGAAAGTTTTCTTACTCTTAACCGGTAACCCCTCCAAGAAGAAAGAGTACGCAACGCGAGCGCTCGATAGAGCACAGCAAGAACGTATTCAGGTTATCAACGTTCGTTTCGATTTGGAATGCTTTTTACAGTACGCCAATACTCATGACTTCAATCCTGAATGGATGGCCTACTGCGCCGCCTACAGTGAAAACTTCATGGATGATGGAAAGAAGGGTGCTGCGATGTCTCCTCGTACCGCTGAGTTCGCATCGCAAGCTCTCAACGCTATCAAGAAGAAAGGCTACCCGCTCGATCATCGGATTGCGAAGACGCGTCTCGATTCGATCGTCGGTGAAACCATTCGTGAGTCTTTCCTCGTCTGTTTGAAACATCAACAAGATATCATCTCGCCGGATAAGATTCTTGAAGGATCCTACGAGGATAAGTCCTTCAATGAAATGATGAAACGGCCGGACTTGATGTACTTGACCTACACTCGACTGGCTTCTGAGTTGACGAAGCTTTCAAACAACAATAAGATCTCACAGCTGAGCATTAAGAATCTTCGTCGTTTCATCATGCGGGTTGAGAGGGATGAGATGAACTTCTTGTTCCTGAACATCATCCCACAAAAAGCCTCCAAGGCGATTCTCGATGGTGACACGTTCACCGTTATGAGAAATCGATTGTGGGGTGGATAGATTTCCTTTTTCTAACATTAACCTCTAACTGTGGGGGGAGAATAAAACTCCCCCCCACACTCTCGGAGCTTCAAATGTCAAGACGTTTAGGACCTATAGAAGACATTAGGGAACCAATTAAAGATCTACACATGAAGCTTATTAATGAAAAGTTACCCCACATTATCGCAGTATTAGAAGGCGATTCAGTGCATGTAGTTATTGCTGGAAAGATGGAAGATCGTAAACAAGTGTTACAAGCAATTTTAGCGAATAAAGATTGGCAGGACCTGGGAAAATGATTCCAAAAATTCCAAAAATTTCAAACTTTGCTCACAAATTTTCTCCCTTTTTGGCTTCAAATGAAGCCTAATAAAATAAATAAATAAATATAAAACAATAAAGAAAAAAAAGGATTCCTTGTGTCATACATACTTTGTAGTGAATGTAAAGTTACCTTACGATGTGTAAAGAATGAAAAAGTTGTAAGGATGGGTGGCGCAGAAATAAAATGGGGTGATGAATATAAATGCCCCAAATGTGGTATCATGGTTATTACAGGATTTGGTTCGTCGTTGATGCCATGGGATGTACATTACGCAGAGCATGTTCCAGAAATTGAAGTTGAGGGAGCTTACGATTGATGTAACTGAAAAAGAAAGCTCAGGCATTACAAATCCTTAATAGCAAAGGAGATAAAGAAACATGCAGACAAAAACGCAAACGCTACACAATAACGTTCCGGTCGAAGAGATCATTTCTGAGACTGCTCCGCATTCAGTTGAGTTAAGTCGCAATGCAAAGGGTCAGTTCAGCTGGACGATCAAGATGTACTTCAAGGAAGAAGACAAGGGAGCGATAGTTAATGAAATCGAGAAGCTGAATAACATCATGCTTCTCACCTTCCCCAATGTCGATGACACTGAGAAGTTAACAAAGCTCGATAAGAAGGTCCAAGGAAAGTAATATGTTATACAAAGGTCGTATGATGTGCCAGAAGTGTGGAGAGCGCGAAGCTACGGAGACGTGGACGACTGATATAATGTCGTTCATTCATGGTATGTCTCAGCAGTGGTGCAAGTATTGTGTGATCAAAGAGCAATTGGACTTTGCACGCAAACAAGCTGAACGCGTTCCACAACTTGAGGAAGAGCTTAAACGCGAACTCCTAAAAACGGAATTAGAGCAGAAAAAATCAGTTGATTAATAGTAATAATTGATTAATAATATAAGTAAAAATATTAGGAGGTTCCTCAATGGGAGACTTAATGGATGCCATCTTGTCGGGTAGCACAAAACAAAAAACGGAGTACGTTGAAGCTCCGGAAGTCCAGGAACTGTCAGAGAAGCTGATTGAAGATTTCGGTTTCATTGACGCGAGCATGGCTCGCGTCAAGTACTTATTCAAGATCTCGGAGAAGTCCAAGTTCGCAGGCAAGATTTCGAGATCTGGCCCGAAGTGGAAACACATCACTGGTTACGATTACGTCTTTGAAGTGTGGAAGAGCTTCTGGGAAGCGGAGCCTCACAATCGCAATGCGATGATATATCACGAGCTCAGCCATATTGAGCGTGAGGAAACTAAGAAGGGTATTCGCTGGAAAGTCAAGGATCACCCGATCGAAGCCTTCCCGGATGAGATCAAGATGTTCGGTCCTTGGAGCCCACAGCTAAAACATGCGGTCGAAGCGTTGGATGATTTCAACTCTGAGGTCGCTAAACCGGTGAAAGGGGATACAACCGAAGCAACAGTGTAGTTCGCAGTAAAACGTTTGGGGGTAGAGAAGGTGAGGATTTTCCTCGCCTTCTCTTATTTTAAAAGGAGACACCATGAAAGTAACAAAAATCGAAGTAGGCGTCGACAAAAAACTTAGTGTGAATTATCAGTCATTGGGTCTGCATATTGGTATGGTAGCTGAAGTTGGTGAAGACGAATCAGCTGAATTATGCGCTCAAGAATTAAAGAAGGTGGTTGAGGGGATCCTTGACCCAATGCTTATCGATTCCGCTAAGAGCTTGGCCGATCTCACCAAGCAAATGAAGTGAAGTAAAGTAATGAAGTGATGGGGTGAAATGAAGTAAAATGTTGGACCATTCCAAAATACGGAGAACTACTTCCTGTGAAAGCTCTCAAGACTCATCTCCTGTTACCACCAATTCCGGAGGAGAGAAAAGATGGTGAATCATTGAGACTGGCAACCGTTTACCTAACAAAGCACCCGATAGCAAAAGAAAACTTCGGGGGAGTTCAATGGCAATGGCGTACCGCAAAACGCTTTTATATGATCACGCCTCGAATTGTAACTCTTGACGCGATCGCCGAGAACGTCACGAAGTATAACGAGTCCGAAGTTTGCTCCTTATGCGCAGAAAGACCACAATGCTTAGGGAAGGAGGAAGAACTCTACGCGAAGTGTTACAGAAGAATTAGGGATGCGCGTATTAGACATCACTCGTTAGACTTCGATAGGTTCCTCTTATCATCTTTGTTTGATGAGTCAGAGAACTTAAAGATCATTCGCAACTGGACGATCCATGACATCTATGAACGGAGGTGCGCCGTTGAGCAGATGTTACGATTCTGTAACGAGGATTCAATTCCATCACGTTGTGATGGATGTTTCCTCGTGAATCAGTGTCCGCAGAATTTTAAGTTAAGAGCGTTGACTGGGAGATGCTTTCCGGCTGATATGAATTGGATCAAAGAGAGGTTGACGAACGCCCATTGCGTGAAAGTAAAAGGCGAATTAACCTTTGATTTCAATTGGTTAAGTTTTATGCATTGGAATTTAGTTACGTACTTAGTATTTAAGCCAGCGTGGATTTGTCGTGATAACTCAAAGGTGTATGGGAGTCGTTTAGTTGATCACGACTTCCTTTGCAAGACAAAACACCTTTCATATTGGAATACAGCGCTAACAATTGATCAGATAACGTTTCATCCGATTGAAACCGACTTCGACATCTTTTATGTACTGAAGTCGTTGGCAAGGCAAGCAAGAAGTTTATGTATCATTGGGACGACGCAAGGTGGTAATCTTGGGCCACATACAAAAGGTGAAACGGTTAGTTCAATCCTCAGAGAAATTTCTTATTACTGGCCTATAATCCGTCAAGCGTTAGCGCGGGGAGTTGATGTGTGGAATTTAAGTCATATGTCTTAGGAAGCTTTAAAATTGGGGCCACGCTTAATCTCGCGTAGAATGCGTTTTAACTATGAAAAAATCGCAAGACTGAATGAAAGATCAACCTGAAATTGAAGTTAAGCCACATGAATCTACAGAGCCGAAAAAGTTTGAGTGGACTTCATGCGGTACATCAAGCGTATGGTATAATGATTCATTGATATCAACATCGTCATCGTCATATATTTATGGTAACTATTGTGTCGGAAACTGGAATGTCTATCAACCCGGATGTGTGATTGTTGGTCCACATTCACCAACGATAGGAGAAGATCCTATGTCTGTGGCTAAAGATTCAACTAATAAGACCTTAAAGGAGTACCTTGAGGAGTTTCAGCAGGAGTGTAATCTCCTAGATCAGCTGGTCCTCGAGCAAGCTGCGAAGCACAGTAAGAAGTACGAACATGAATTCATTGAATTCAAGAAGGCTTTGGAGTGTGAAGAGCAAAAAGCTGACTCGCCTATCTACGCGATCGAGTTCGCAACCGCGAAGGTTTTCTTACAGTACTATGCAAACATGGCGTTACAGAAGCCACTGCCCCAATTAAAGAGCGAGCAAGTGATGCAAGTATCGAAGTATCTCGCGGCTACTATTACGTGTGAGCTTCGACATCGAAATCTGAGGTGCAAGAGCTTTTGGTCTCGAGCGATTTATTTGTGGGATTTGCTCGATGAGTGGGGTATTAATGATCAGATCAGCCGGCGCGATGCCGGCTTAGCGTTTTTAAGAAGCTCTGCCGATTGGGATGGCTTCATGATAGAACAATATTTGAGGCTTGGAGCCTACATCTTCGGCGGCAGATGGGAAGGTAGTTATGGTGGTTGGCCGTGGGCTTCAGTTGCTTGGTATGCAAGCGAGTGGGTCTCCAACGCGATCACTAAAGGTGAGATTCCGGTTATCCTTTGGGAGAAGATGTTAAACGCTGCCCATAATAATGGGCGGTGGATGAATAAGTTAGGAATGGGAAATGTCATGGGCGTTCTAAACATGGGCGCTAATGCAAGTCCTGCAATCATCACCGGGATCGCAAAGAAAGCCCTTCTCATTGATAATCCGAATGATTTCCGGAGAATCATTCGGAAGTGGACTCACTGTAGTTTACCTGGTAAAAAGAATGAGCTTGAACTTCCTGATCCTGGTGTGCTTGTTGACACTACGACCTTCAGACGCAGCAAACGCGAGACCTTTATCAAGAAGATAAAAGAAAAAGAAAAGGAGTTGAAAGAGAAATCCAAAGCGATCGTTCTTGATGCTCCTGATAAGGCTCCAGTTGAATTGAAGGAAGTTGAGGAAGCGAAGAAACCATCCACTCACGAACAAGTCGATAAGAAACTAACAGTCAAAGCCGACTTTAAGAAGATTGAAGAAATGGTTATCTTAAAGTCTTCATCATGGAAAGAAATGACATCTAAGAAGGAGGATACGGATCCAAATAAGTATTCAACAAAAGACGATGGATTTACATTAGCCGAGGAGTGGACTTTAATGAGACCCCAAACGAAAGAAGGAGGTATCAATGAGCAAGTGGCAACAGGGTAAGCAACCCACAGGTTTTAAACACGGTGAGGGATCGAATCTTCCCGCGGCTTCTATAAGGGGAAGCTATTGGGATAAGTGGAACAAAGGCTCCAGCTATAGAAGTGCTATAGCTTCCTGTAGGCCACATCAAGAGTGGTTAAAGATCGGCAACGACGAAGAGTCTTATGAAGTTTGGTTGAAGTCGGCCGGCGGCTACATTCACAAAGACGTTGATATCTTTCTGGATCTCGCGTTGGCGTATAACGCCAAGACGATTCCACCAGACCTCACAAAATACTTACCATCCAATGCGGTAAAGACGCGGAGAGTCTGTTACGTGATCGACGATGGAAAGACCGATCCATACATTGGTGAATTCATTCTTAATATGCTCCGTGACGGACTCAAGCTTGGTTGGGGTTGCATCGGCGGTCACGGTAGAACAGGTTGGGTAGCCGCGAAGGTGCATCAAATGATCACCGGCTGCACTGGTGATGAAGCGGTAGCTTACATTCGTAAGAACTATTGCGATAACGCGATAGAGACACAAATCCAGTTGGATGACTTGGGGGCTAAGACATCGAAGCCGGGAAAGTTTGAGTGCTCGGTAGTGCATGTTCGAAGCTACGAGACGGTTGGTTTTGATCCAGAAAGTGGAACTCCGCTACGCTGAGAAGAGGTTCAAATCCTCCAAACTATAACTTAAAACTAGTTTGGAGGATTTGAGCAATGCTAAAGAAATATTTTAAATGAAATCGAAAAATGTACCGTGCGATGACATTCACAGCATCGCAAGCTTACATCAGAGATGTTTAATTGGAAGAAGTTTTAAACCGGCTAAACCCGAAGGTACCTTCGGCTAAGCATAACCCAAATCTCTCGAGGGAGGAACATCATGGCCGTACAAAAAGTAAAATCTTGGGCTGGTACCAACGAGTATTACGTTGGTAATAACTGCTTTCGTATCCGGAAGCTCGGAAGCGACCGCGTGCGTTTGCATCTACGTCGTGATATTGTCCGCGTTCGCGATGAGTATATCGCGGTCGATCCGAAGGTGGAAGATCTGATTGCCGCCTTCAAGGAGCTCGATCTGCTTCCCGAAGAAGTAGCCAAGCCATACAAAGACCCGTTTGAAGACTGCTAAATGGGTGTAGCAAGATAGGAGGAACTCTTTAGAGGGTTCCTCCTATCTTTCGTTATGTAATCTTTGTGAGTTAGCATTCTGTCTTCTTCCTACTACTATTAGTGAGAATTGTCCCAACTTCCTCAGTGGGGAGGAGTGTGCTCAATATTCTTTTGTCGACTCTATAAAGTTTCTGGAAATAGAAAAATTAATCAAAATAGACGTTGTAACCAAAGAAAGGATTGTCAAATATACTTTTAAATTTTTTGATGCGTCGCATCTCTATTTTTTTATATATACATATATTTTAATTTTTTT